AGAAATACTAGCACGAAGTACCTCAAACCATGTACGTTTATCTATATCTGCAAATTCGTCTAATATTAAAAAGTCTAGCCCTGTACCTCTAAGACTATCGTAGTTATCTGCACCTTTTAATGATATTTGACTATTTGTTTTTCTAATTGTTATAGTCATTGTAGTTTCGTTGATGTCTTCAATCCAATTAAATAGATTAAGCATTTCTTTGAGAGTTCCCCAAACGATCTCTTTGGCCATTTTAAATGTAGGTGCTACATACCAAATTTTACGATTAGGTTGAGATGCGTATTTCATCATCTCAGTAACAGCTAAATATGTTTTACCAAATCTACGACCTGATATAAGAACTCTGAACCTTGCTTGGCTCTGACTTACTTTGAGTTGTGGTTTTGTTAGAGTGATTTTCATTACAGAAATAAGTTAGGTATAATTTTTGTTTCTCAAATTTTTCTTGATATTTATTAGTAACATAAATGATTTGTGTAGCACCAGCTTTAACACAATCTGTCCAAGTATCAAATCTTTCTGGGTGTACCATAGTTGTATGACACATTCCTGTCATCATAGAGCATATTGTATAAGCTAGAACAAACTTCATTCTATTATTAATTTCTTGATGCTTTTACTTCCATCTATGTTTAATTCTAATTCTGCCATTCCCTTATAGCATTTATAAGATACAGATTCAGAATACTGTCTTTCAGCTTGTCTTTTACCACGCAAACATTGAGCCATACCATCAACTTGCAATCTTGCTTCCTTGATTTCTCCATTTACAAACATCAATAATGCTACAACTAACTCGTTCAATTATAACTCCCATTTTTATAAACTATCTCTCTATTTGCATCTTTTAATTTTTCTACATCATCTAAAAGTTTTTCAACTTGTTTTTGTAAAAATTCAATATTAACTTTGTTGTGCATACCTGACTCTTGTTGCACTTGTAGCTTTTCAACTTGTTTATATAAATCCTCTATAAGCATAAATTGTTCACTATCTGCTGGTAAAGAACCTAATTGTCCTCTTGGCCATTTGATTCTAAAATCTGTATTCTCTGTTAAATCTTTTTCCATCAATTCTAATCTTGTTGATATTTTATTTTGAGTTTCTATGACACCAAAATAAGCCCAAGTGCCAATCGCTACCATCGTGATCAATGAGGCAACTGTCTTCATAGGCATTGAAACTTTAGCTTCTTAAGTAATACAAAACCTAATATCAATATTCCTGTAAAGTAATAGTTCATTGTCCTACCCATAAATTATTTTTTCTTCTTTTTTTTATCTTGAAAAAGTTTGTCTATCAATTCTCCTACTTTGTCAAAGAAACCAAATATGGCAAATGCAATTCTATCAATCATATTTTAAAACCTTTTTTCCAAGATTGAACTGCCCAATAAGCTGGAGATAAATTCTTTTGGCCTTTTACATTAGCCAAGATTGGACGAAATCTAGCCATGAACGACCTCTGTCTAGCTGGAATATTCTTTTTGATGCTCATGCCTTTTGCACCAAATCTAACTATTTGTACTCGTCCTGTTCTATTATTTTTAACATATACTCCAAACTTTTTAGAAGCACTAGGAGTTCTAAATGGTTTATTTAATTTAACAGTTCTACCTTTGTATTTAGCCATGTAAGGCTAATAGCACATTTTGATTATCTTTTAAAGAATCTTTGTCGCCACTTACCACAAACAAAGTTATCTTTTACACCTACAGTTTGGAATACACCACAGAATGATCTTCTTTCACTATACATGCCACAGTTTCCACAGGCTTCTTTACCTACTGACTTTCTAAAATCTTGTGGCATTTGATATGGAATAAATGTTCCATCAGGGTAAAAGTTACCTCTTTTGAGCATCTTCAATAATCTTTCTAAGTTCTGTTATGCAGTTAAGAGTTTTATTTAGTTTTCCAAGTGCAATATCTCTTTGTTTCTTTACAAGTTCTAACTCAGCTTTGACTTGTTCAAATTGTTTATTTTCCTTGTCCACGATATTTTCCTTTTCCACGTTGTCTCCTTTTGTTCTTATTCATAGTTGATGTAATTGGTTTTCTACCAATAGAAGTTCCTTTTTCAGTTTTAGTATATTCAACAGTTGCACCAAATAGATTACCTTTTTTTTTAGCCATTTACATCTTCTGCTTTAGCATCAATTATTAATGGTAAAGGTTCAACAATAGATTCAGTTTGAGTTCTATCTTTCATTCCTAAATAGTTTTTACTTAACCAGATTTGCATATGGGTATTATCTTTTTTAACAGCTTTATCCCACATCTTCTTACGCAAACTAGCTTTACCTTTTTCTCTAAACTGTTCAATGATTTCGGCATAATTTCTTTTTAAAGTTCTAGCAGATACTCCCATAACACTTGCTATTTCATAAGTTGGACAACCAATAGACGCTAGGTTTTTTAATATTTCCTCATCTACAATTATCTTAGGCCTTCCAGCACCTTTTCTTTTTTCTGTCACATTTGCCTTATTATTGTCCATTTTCTAACTCTGCCTTTTGCCCTGTAAAGTTCTCCCACCTTTTAATTATTACATCGCAATATTTAGGGTCTAGTTCCATAATTCTTGCTTTTCTATTTAATTTTTCACAAGCTATTATAGTGCTTCCTGATCCTCCAAAACAATCTATAACTATATCTTCATTTTTACTAGAGTTTTCTAATGCTTTACACACTAACTCAACAGGCTTCTGAGTTGGATGTACATATTTAGAAGTTGCACCTCTGCTCATTTGCCAAACATCAGATTGAGATTTATCTCCATACCATTGTTCTCCACAATAAAATATAAATTCATGTTGAGGCCTATAATGACTTTGTCCTAAACCAATTGATTTTTTATCCCAAACAATACAGTTTTTAACTTTAAAGCCTGAATCAGTAAGTGCTTTATGAAACTCACTATAAGTTCTCCAAGTAAAACAAATATAAGATGCAGATCCTTGTTTAGCTTTCATTAAAGCACAACTTAAACTATCTTTTACTAAAGTTATTAACGCATCATCTCTTAAATCATCATTTTTAATCATACCATGTGCTTTTACTAAAGCACCTTTAGGTGTACTGCCCTCTGCTCTACCACCTCCATAAGACATTCCATAAGGAGGATCGGTAAATATCATATCAGCTTGTTCAGTACATAATTTATCAAAATGATCTATAATTGTACTATCCCCACACATAACTCTATGATTACCAAGTTTCCAAATATCTCCTAATTTAGATATAGGTTCTTCAGGTGTTTCGGGAACTTCATCTTCGTCAGTTAAACCTTGTTTCTCCTCAAATAATAAATCATTTAGTTGATCTTCATTAAAGCCTAATAAGTCTAATTTAAAATCTTGAGCCTCTAATTCTTTTATTTCCATTTTAAGTAATTCATTATCCCACTCAGATTCTTCAGCAGTTCTATTATCAGCTATTCTATATGCGTTTATCTGTTCTGGTGTTAAATTATCTATTACTGATATTGGTACATTTTTAAGACCTAATTTTTTACTAGCCCTATATCTAGTATGTCCAGCAACGATAATATTATCTTTATCGACTACAATCGGTTGTCTAAAACCATATTCTTTTAAAGACATAGCAACTTTTTCAATAGCTGAGTCTTTTAATTTTCTCGGATTGTTCTCGTATGGTTTTATAGTTGATATATCAACAATTTCTATTTTCATAAAATTATATTTCTACCTTTTTCATCTCTTTTATGCAACCAATAGGAAAGCAGTTTCTATCACTAAAGGTTTCTTCATCATAACTAGCAAATGTCCATAGATATTTTTTATCTTTATCAAAAACATATGCGTTAGTCGTCATTGTAGCTGGTTTCATGGCCTTAAATTCTTTTTCTGTAGCATGACCACTATCTCCGCATGGGTCTATCCAAGTGATTTCGTAAAAGTAGTATTTCTTATTGGAAATTGAAATGTGGCGAAACTTTGACTTTTTTTTAACCATTAATGTTTTTTATTATGATCTGACTCAATTATTGCTCTGTAATATTCTAATTGTGTTTTTAAAACTCGATTTTCTATACTTAATGCAATTATTCGTTTTCTACAATATCTAAATATTCTCAGGATAGATTTCATTGATATTCTTTCAAAGGCTCATTCTTCCATTTATGTTTTAAATATTTTTTTCCATCTTTTTGCAGAATATCGTGGTTGTTCCATTCTCCTACTACTTTATACCCATTATTCACATTCTTATCTTTGCTAGACCTAGTATTTAGTAATTGTGTATTAATACTGTGTATTGACACTTGTTGCGATAGGTGGGCTGTACGTGGTTGTTCGTTATCCACATACTGATATTTGTCGTAATTTATAAGGTTTATTATCGTTACTTTTCGGCTAGGGTGGTTGTTGCTGGGCTGTAGCTGGGCTGTTCTAGTGCCTATCATTTTTCTACGCACAAGACGTAGTATGAAAGACCTCATTTCAGAGTAAGTCATACCAAATCTTTTAGCTGTTACTCGTAAAGGCATAATAGCTTCTCCTCGTTTTATAAAAACATCAGTTCCTAAAAATTTTAGAGTTGTATCTCTATGTGATGCAGATGATATGAAATATATCCAGCAAGATGCTTGTAATAAGTTTTTAAATATTGGGCTTGAATATATATCCCTATATAAAATAAAATAGCCTCGTTTTTTTGCCATTATTTTTTACCTCTCAATTCTTTAAAATGATCTGTAGTTCTAAATTTATGTAAATATAATTTTTCAATTTCTGTATATAATTTAGCAATGTGTTCTAAATCTAGCATTTTAGCTAATTCAATTATTTTATTAAATTTATCTTTTTGGTATTTAACTGCTTTGTTTTTTTCTTGTACTTCCCTTATTTCAGGTAATGTTTGATCAACCATTATTCTCTCCTATTTTTTTGTCCATTCGCATAATATTCTTAAATTAGTTCTTTGTGTTCCATAAACCGAACTATAAATAGACCTATCTGAAACTATAGTTTTATTTGTTGGTTTCCAATAATATTCTTTGTAATTATTGTATTTAGGCATATATTTTTTTATTAATTTATATTCTAATTGAGTTGCCCTTTTTTTGTCTTTTACAAGTATATATCTATAAGATGTAAATTTTTTTTTACCAAAATGTCCTTTTCTAAAACTTACTCCATAAGGGTCATAATAATTGCTATGAAAATGTAATCTTTTAGATATGTTATTTGTACAACCTATATAAACAATTTTTTTTCTATAGACTAAAAAATAAACTTTCCATTCATTCTGATTTTCAGGTTTATATTTTTTAAATTTACTTAGATTTATCATTTATTCTCTCCTTTAAAAAAATCGTTAGCTTGTTCTAAGTTTTGTATTTCCCTTAAAGTTTTTTGTAACATTTCGTGTTCAGTTCCATACATAGCTTCAAATTCTTGTTTTGAATTATGAATACTGAATTGACCTTGATGGTGGTCGTGGCAAAGAGGGATAGTTTCGTAGTGGCTCGATCTATTGCCTATTCCTAGCCCAATAGGACGTATGTGATGCACGTTAGCTGGTCTTTGACATACCAAGCACCCTAAACTAGCAACCTTGCTCATATGCTCTCTCTCGGCTTTTGTTGCTACTTTTTT